AATAGAAGGTATTTGGGGACAAGAATCTGGGGGTTATAGATTTTGTCCACCATCTTTATATTTTTATACTAATTTTGGTATCATACAAGATACTGATGAATCAGGTAACACACTTTACATTAAACCTCTTATACAAGACCTAGAATGGGAAATGCATTATGCTTTATTTGAGGCGGAAGGATTTTCAGGGTTTTATAAAGATGAAGATTACACTTCTGATGAAATGTCGTTAACCTATAACCAAAACGATTTACCTAAAACTTTTAGAGAAAAACAACTTTTTAATTCAAAAGGAGAATATAAAAAATATATTAGTCCAAGAGAAAACATAAGAAAGTTACATGAATACCCAAAAGGACAAGCTTTATATTTTAATAAAGCTAGAAACTTTATGTTACTTGGATCGAGGTCCGGCGGAAAATCGTATACTATGGGTATTGGTAGAGGATTACATCTTATTGTAGTTGATGGATCACTTTATTACAATGAAGGTCAAACATATTTATTACCTGATTATAAAGAAAAGGTAGAAGGTAAATCTGATGAAACTATTGTAGAAGTTGTTATAGGTTCTGGTGACACCGATAAATCTTCTGAACTTTTAGGTAAAATAGTAGAAGCTATGAATGCTTTGGCTACACGGCCTGAATTTGGAGTATGGGGGAGTATAGATGAAGAAGACTACATGCCTTGCCCGCTTTATAAAGATATGAAAGGTTCTACACAACCTGGAAATAAAAAGAATCCTTGGAGACATGAATATGATGTTATTAAAGGAGGAAGAAAAATACAACAAGGTACGGGGTCTAAAATAACTCATGTATCTTACTCTGCCATGAAAGGGAAGGGTAAAGGAGCACAAGCTGCTGCTGGTGGGCGAGTTAAATTATCTATTATAGAAGAAGTAGGATTGTGTTTTGGTAAAAACACTAAAGTAAGAATGCTTAATGGGTCTACTAAAGATGTACAAGATATTGTATCGGGAGATTTAATTATGGGAGAAGACGGTGGTCGTAGAACCGTAATAAATACTAATAAAGGTAAAGATACAATGTATAAAGTTAATCAAACATTTGGAGAAGATTATATCGTTAATTCTAAACATCCATTAATGGTTAAATATAAATCTTGGAAAAAAGGAAATAACAAGATTCAATATAAAGAGATAGCAGCTGAAAATTATAATTCTATAAAAAATATAAGAACTCATTATGGTTATAAAAATCAATGCATTAATTTTTCTAAAAAAGAAGTTGATTTAGACCCTTATGTGTTAGGATATTGGTTAGGGGATGGCTGTATAAATAAAACATCTATTTGCACAGAAGATTGTGAAGTAATTGATTATTTTAAGAAATACTGCAAAAGCTTAAATTTAAGATGGGTTAAAGAAAATAATAATAAAAGTGGAAATGCTGATAACTATCACATGTCTGGTACAAGAGGAAAGAACAATCCAGTTAGATCAGCTTTAAAAAAATATAAGACTTTTACTAATAAATTTATACATTTAGATTACATTCATAATGATCTTAACACAAGATTAAATTTATTGGCCGGTTTAATAGACTCAGACGGGTGTTATGTACAAACTAAAACAATGCATGCGTTTGAGTTTTATCAAACAAATAGATTGGATTTAATTGAAAAAGTAGAATACTTATGTCAATCACTAGGATTTAGAGTTTTAAGAAAAGAAAGAATTACAAATAAAGGTTATGATAATAAGATATTATCTAAATATCGAACTAAATATATATTAAGAATAAGTGGAGATATACATACTATTCCTACTAAAGTCAAACGAAAGCAAGCAAAAAAAAGAATTTATAAAAAAGACTTTTTAAATACATCTATTAAAGTTAGTAAACTTAAAGAAGATACTTATTATGGCTTTACCCTTGAAGAAGCTTCTACATTTTTATTAAAAGACGGTACCGTAGCGCATAATACAGAATTAGCAATTGAAGCTTATAACTCTAACGTAAACATTGTAGCTCGTAACGGCAGACAGTTTGGTGTACAAGGGTTCTTAGGTACTTCAGGTAACATTGACGCAGTTCAAGCTGCTAAAAAGATGTTCACTAATCCGCAAGATTATAATTTACTCGCCTACCCCGATGTATGGGAAGGAATGGGTAGAGATGGTAAAATAGCTTTTTTCTTACCTGCTTACATGGTGTTACGCCAATATAAAGATGAAGATGGTAATACTGATTATCAAAAAGCATTTAAACATATATATGAGTTAAGGCAAGAAGCGGCTAAATCTTCTGATAAGTCAGTCTTAAGAGTGCATAAAATGAATAATCCTATCATTCCTACAGAAATGTGGATAACAGAAAAGGGTCATTATTTACCGCACGAAGAAGCTATACAAAGAGAAAAAGAACTGGTTAAAAATAACAAGTATCTAAACTTAGCACAAGCTGTTAATTTAGTATGGGATTCTAATTATCCTAATGGTATTAAACACACTGTTAATATTGAAGCTGAGCCATTTTATATTTACCCATTACCTTCTACTATGATTAATTTTGATTCTTCTATTGTAATATATGATTATCCAAAAGATCATTCGCCTAATGATTTTTACTTTGCAACTCATGATCCTTATGTTTCTGATAACATAGATAAAGGGGGTTCTTTTGGAGCAACACATGTATTTATTAATCCAAAGTATTGGGATGAATATATGCCTCAAACAGGACCGATGGTTGCTACTTATATTGCTAAACCCACTAATGGACTTAAAGGTTATTACCTTGAACAGGAGAAGCTATTAGCTTTTTATAACTCACCTATCAGAGGATTGGCTTATGAAGCTAACAGAGGTTCTAACTGCAAGAACTATTACTTTAATAAGCAAAAAACTCATATACTTTCTCTTAGACCTCAAGTGTTTGATAGGTCCTCTGTGTTCCTTAACAGGACTACTGAGTATGGTTATATGACTACTAACGTAATTGAAGACTTAGACAGAACTAATGATTTTCTGCTTACATATTTACCCAAACTTCAAAAGAGAGTAATAGAAACTATTCCTTGCCTATTTACAATAAAACAAATAATCCTTTTTGAATTAAAAGGGAATTATGATGCAGTATCTTCTATTATGATTGCCCCTAAACATATTGGAGTAATGGAACAAGAAAGACAAGATAATGCTATTGGCAAAAGGCTTAAAAATGAACTAGCTTTCTTTTCAACTAACAACTATTTAAAAAATAATGACAACAATTATACAAGACACACAAGATGAGTTACGTGAAGGATTAAACATTGCTGCCGATATAATTACGTCATCTATGGGGCAAGGAGGTTCTACCGTAATCATATCTAATCCTAAAGGACTTAATATTACTAAAGATGGAGTATCTATTGCTAGGTCAATACAACTACCTAATCCTATACATAATGTAGGAGCACAGTTGTTAATATCTGCTGCTAATGAAACTGTTAAGACTTGCAGTGACGGAACTTCACTTACCTCATTGCTTTTACAGCAGATGGTTAACGCAACTAAGACTATGGAAGACTATAGAAATTTAGAAGCGGAAACTAAGTTACTTAAAGAGTATATTATTCAACAAACAAAAAAAGTAACTACATTAGATCAAGTTAAGCAAATTGCTATGACAGCAACTAATGATGAATATGTTGCAGATTTATTTCATCAGATATATACTAAAACATCTTTCGATACTCATATTGAACTAGAAAAAACAGAAGAGAAAGAAACTACTATCACTGTAGACAAAGGATATAGGTTTGATGCTGGGTTTAATAGCAATTTAGAAATAACAGACCCACATAAGCAATTAACTTATTATGAGAATCCCGCTTTTTATTTAACTACTAAACCTCTCCACACTGTTTCTTTAGAGATACAAGATTTAGTAGAATCTGCAATGGTTAATGATGTACCTCTTGTTTTTGTTGCTGATAAATATTCTAAAGAATTTAGACGTTTTATTCACTTACAAATTACTGGTGGAGCAAAACTACTTCTATTAGATCTTCCTTCTTTTGGAGAAGGTAAGCAGAATGAGTTAGATAATATTAAAGCTTATCTTTCTGAAGAACAAACTGCTTTAAGTATTACATCAACTCCTTATCATACTATTATTACAAATGATGATCAACCTTTTTTACAAGATAGGTTAACTCAGATTAAGTCTCTTTCAGAATCCATTGACGATGAGTTAGAAGCTAAACAGTATCTATCTTACTATCACAAACTGTCAGGTAACATAGCTACGATATGGGTAGGAGGTAAAACTAAAGAAAGTCGTAATGAACTATATGACAGGATAGAAGATGCCGTAGGAGCTACTAAAACAGCTATTAAACATGGTTACGTTATTGGTGCGGGTAAATGTATGGAAAACTTTGTTTATCCAAATAGCACTAAGTTTCATCAAATATGGAGAACTCCCTATTGTAAAATAATTGAAAATTCTGGAGTAAACGTCAACCAAAAAGCTAAATATAAAGGTAACGAAGGAGTGAACTTGCTTACAGGAGAACCTATTGATCTTTTTAAATCAGGAATAATTGATCCTGCCCACACACTACATACTGCATTAGATAATGCATTAACTAACACTAAGTTAGTCTTAAATACAAAATACATTTTACATAATGAATAATTATAATAAATACTTCAATGGGAAAAAGAAGTTAACAGAAGAAGATTACAGAGAAAGAATAGCGTCTATAATGCCAACTACTTATTTTACTATTGATGATTTTGATAGTATGAAATTGGGGTATGATATTTATAATGATAATATTGAATGTTTAAAAAAGCAATTTAATAAATGGTGTGATCCATTAGAAGCCCTTACTAAAAGTTATGATCCTGTACCTTACCCAGTTATACATAATAAGGTTAACGTACTTAAAGGAGAGATGTTAAAGAGACAAGATGAATATTCTATTATTTCTTTCTCTCAGAATGCTACACAGGAGAAGTCTCAGGAGCTTAAAGAGCTTATATCAACTAAAGTACAACAAATGCTTGCAGACTTCCAACAGAAGCTTCAAGAAGGTGCTACAGAAGAAGAAATACAGCAGATGATTGAGAGTGAAAGAGATCGTATTACTCCTGAGGATTTAGATCTTAAAAACTTTAAAACTGAATGGGAAATCTTTTATGAGTTTGCTCTTAGGTATTGTTTGCAGACACAACATGTGAAGAATAAGAAAGTTGAATCTTTAGAAGATACACAGGCCGCTAATAGGTTGTTTGTATTTTCTTCTTGGAGGCATGGTAAACCTTATCTACAAGTTAGGAATCCTCTTTACACAATGTTTCATAAATCAGGCTCTGAAAAATATATTAATAAAGGAGAATTCGTAGCATATCGTCAGGCAAGGACCTACAGCGATGTTTATCAAGAGTATAAGACTTACTTAGATAAAGAGCAATTAGAGTCTTTACAGCACTCCTATGGCTCTAGAATGAATAAAGGCCATGATGTTCTTGGAGGAACTGGAGCAACATATCAACATAATACTTTTAACACAAAGTATCATATGTCTGCTAATAATAACGGTCATGTAGATAAAACATTAGCTGAAAATCAAACATCTTCTGGAACTACTAATAATGACCAATCTCTTATATGGGAAACTCATATTGAGTTTAAAGAGTTTGAAAAAGTTTACTTT